ATTAAGAAGGAATATTATAAGGCACTCCGTGACGGTGACTCAGAGCGAGTTGATAAAGCATTCAATCAACTCAATGACATCATTAATAGCCATATCGACAAGTATAGGAGGAAGATTAGACCATTCTTTGCGTTCCGGGATTTTCCAAAAGATGAACTTAGGAGCATTCCTAAAGTAAATGAAGGTGCGACACGAGGTATATCGGGTAGTCCATTCGATTTAGTGGATCTATTTAGAATGTATTTCGGTGCGTTCTTGTCCGATTACATACAGTATAACTTCGAAGTGGGTTCAGCAATTGGTGTCAATCCTTACCAAGAATGGGATGAGTTATCTAGGCGTCTCATGAGATTTAACAACACCAGGGGTGACCTTAGTATAGGAGCAGGCGATTACAGTGGTTTTGACACTAGTCAACAACCAGTTGTGCTTGATGCTATATTGCAAGTTATCAACAGGTGGTATGGTGATCGTAAAGAAGACAATATGATTAGATCATTCTTGTGGGCTGAGATATCTAACTCGAGGCATGTTAATGGTAATGTTTTGTACGAGTGGATGACGGCATTGCCATCTGGCAATCCACTTACATCACTTATTAATAGTATGTATAACCATATAGCTTTTAGAATGTGTTATACAAGTTTAGGTTTAAATGATGTCCCATTTAAAGATAGAGTTTCTTTATTTGTCCTTGGTGATGACAACATATTTTGTGTTAGAGAAGACATTCGAGGTCTTTTTAATGAACAGACTTTAGTTCCGGAAATGGAGAAAATAGGCCTTACGTATACAAATGAGTTCAAAACCATGGCTGTTGTACCTTTACGGCCATTGGAGGCATGTGAATTCCTGAAGAGGAAGTTCAGATTTGATCGAGTTCACAACTTTTGGGTTGGACCGTTGAATTTAGATTCCATATTTAAATCCTTGAATTGGACTAAACGTGGACATCAAAGTCATCAGATCACCGTTGACCAATTGTCAAGCACGCTTGATGAGTTATCGTTGCACGGTAGAGAAATATTTGGATTATATGCCTCGGCTCTTATCGACCTTAAGAATAAGTACCTTAAGGAATACGAACCCCATAGACCTATGTTTAATGATTATGATTATGTGTATTTCCTGGCATTGAGCCTAGAATACGTAATAACTTAATCCATTCTGACGTAGTGGTCGTTA